CTTAGAAGTCTGCCCTGACCGTGAACACAATCAGTTCAAAAACCGTTTCCACGGAAGAATCGGCAAAGGTAACTTCTATCTCTCCCTCATACTCACCAGCCGATACATTGAGGTCGCCACTGGCAAACGTAAAGACCGCGACTCCATTAGCAAGATCACCAGCCGCGCCCGTCAGGGTTGTCAGTACAGTTGTGGTTTCCGCGGCCCTAAACTTCAGCCTAGTTGTAGCCGCTGACAGATTTACCGCTTGACCAGTATCTTCTCGCGTGACCGTGACTTGGACTTGAGGGCTAGTATCATCCTTGACCAGTAATATGTTCGCCATACACCCTCACACTATGTGATTTAATATATTAGTGGCTATCAGGATTCCATAAATGCCCCAGACCATGTTCTCAAGCCTAGTGAATCTCTGCTGCCCCTCTGCCAGACGCTCTTCAATCCTTTTATACCTTTCCGCGCATTCTCGTTCATGCGCCATGATTTCGGCATCTACACTGGCAACCGTCGGCTCCATCTTCTAGGTCTTGGATTTTGCCTTCGCCTTGGCCTTTGCTTTGGCCTTCTTTTTGGCTTTCGGCTTAGGTGGTGGCTCAGACTTAGTTACTTCTTCCGTTTTGGCTACTTCTTTCGGTTCAACAACTTTTATTTCCATTGCCCAACCGTTATCCAAGAACGTAGTCATCAACTCGTCCTGCCAGCCTTCCGATGTCTCAACAACCTCGTCCTTCTCGTAGAGTCTGGTTGCCGTTCCTTCAGCGTTAGCTGTCCCAGCCTTCGGGATCATTATTTTGACTTTCATATGACCTCACAAAAAGGGGGGAGGTTGCCCCCGCCCCCTTGACCGTGATTATCGGATAGTTATTGAATCAGTATCCGAATTATGACGCGGTGTACCCAGAATCACCTGTGCTGCAATAGGTGTTCCGTTAGAGTGGGTGCCAGTAAAATCGGCCACTACTCT